AGCCACCACCTGTTCCGCCAGCGCCACCAGCACCACAGATAAATCCGTTATTGATAATAGTTAGAACACCGCCATAACCTGTTCCTGTTTTTACAGCAGGTACGTTTACATCGTCAGAGTACACATATACTCCAGTATCAATAGTTATTTGAACATCAAAGAACTTATCTAAACCAATAGCATCTAAGTCTAGCTTATTGGTATCAACCGATATAGTGTGGTAATAAGTAGATCTATGTGACTCTTTCCAAGTACCAGCATCCTTAACACTGGTGATCTTAGATTTTTTCCAAGCGCTGCCATCTTTAACATGAACTTGATCCACATCTTTGAAAGTGCCACCATCTTTAACTTTAATACCCATAATTTATACTTGGTAGTGAACGTCTCCATCTGTTCCACCCGTAGGTGCTGATGTAGATATAGTTATATCGCTAGTGCTATGTGTTCCTAATGCTAAGTTTGTTATAGCACTTGAAACAAATGCAGTGGTTGCAACTTGAGTTGTACTAACACCTGCTGGTGCAGTTGATGCACTAAATGTCTCAGAGTTAGAACCGTTAAGATCAGCTTTAGAGTTAATTGCTGTTTGTACAGTAGTAAATTCAGTGTTAAATTCACCACCTGAGATTACTTTTAAAGGGTCAGAGTCAGATAAGGCATCCTTACCAGACCAAGGGATTGCTATTGTATAGTTACTCATCGTATCTTTCCTTGTTTGTATAATAAAGTCATGTCTTGTAATGAAGCAACAAAGCCGTTAGTGTTGGCACTCATTTCAATTTGAAGATGTTTAGCGCTTCCAGACAGTGGAATACTATAATCCTTAAGTCCGTATTTAGGTGTGAATTTAGTAGCGCCAAATAATGATTCACTAGACCCCCATATAGAAACAAATCCAGTTGATGCAGGGTTTAGCAAGAATGCTGACGTTCTAGAAGGCTCACTACTAAAGTCTTTGTACCACTTAACACCTACAAACGTACCTGGACCACCGTTAATAACAGCCTTAAGGTTTTTTAGTAGTGAAGACATTACAGAATCACCTAGATCAATCCAAGTAGTTTTAAAGTTGCCCGTATAGGAAAGTGTAGGTTTATCTAATACAACCTTACCTAAGTCTCCGTTTCCAGTGCCAACCCATATATATTTAGTTTCATCGTCATCAGCCCAATTAGCTGTAAATCTACACGTAGAAGCTGGGAAGATTGCAGCACCAGATGAAGGTCCACCTACAGAAGACCAATCAGAAGCGATTGATAGTGTGATTACATAAGATTTGCCCTTCTCAATGGTTTCTAACGTCTCCTCACCAATATAAAGTTCATCAAAGTAACCTTCATATCCTGCAATAGATCCGTCTTTTTGACCGATCAGTAAACCTTTAGACTCTGTATATGCAAAAGCCATAGGGTGTCTTTCTGCATTAAACTGCCATGTTGTAATTCTTGGAGTGTTGTTTGGAGTTTTATGCTTTAAATCAAAAACATAGGTAATTCCTAGACCAGTAAATGTTAGTGTGTAAATACCTTCATTCTCAATATAAACACCTTTAGCGTTTGTAGATTGTGAGATATTTCTAATAATCGTATCTTTAATATTAAGACACATATCTGTTAGAGGTAGATTACTCTTTTCAGTTGTTCTAGACAGAGATCGCACACCTGTGTTTGACAGGAAGAATAAGTCATCTCCTACCGATACTACAGAATCTCTAGAAACACAGCCTATACCTTCAATTAGCTCGTTTAAGCTCATAACAGATGGATCTTGAGGGTTGTCATAGATCACAATGTTACTTTTTCCGAATATTGCGAGCTTTCCTGCGAAAGGATGTATTGCTACAATCTCATCATAGCCCCAAATACCTCGTAAATCGATAATACCTGCGTATGTAGGCACTGAATAACACTTGTTTTCTATCGCGTTCCAGAAGTCACCAGCAGTTTCACATAGTTCTTTATTAGAGTTTGTTGCTGTAGTATCAATAGATCCTTGATTAAAGTCATTACCAATCAATGTATCAGAGTAATAAACAACTTCTTTAGCTTCAGGTACTCCACCTACCCACATTCTGCCGTAGTGACCTGTACCACACGAAGGGTCGAACGTTGTAACTCCTGATGGAGCAGTTATAGCGGTAGACCATGCACCACTTGTATATCTTAAGGGTGCTGATCCTGGCTGTAATGCGTATAAATCTCTATTAAAGTTAATAAACTGCCAGTCTGAAGTAGATATAGTTGTTGTATAGCTTGTTGTCCAAGGAGAGTCTGGAGTTGTAAAGTCCACTTCGTAGATCTTATCGCCAGAACCTGCGAAGATTTTAGTTGTAGACCCATCTTTATACTCACCAATAGACCCAATAAGATCATCTGTTGCATATATCTTTTGCCTCAAACCTTTACGGAATGAAATTCTACCAGACTCGCGTAATACAATATTATCAGCTGAAGTAAGCCAACTAGGATCTAAACTAGCAGGATTAGTTTGAGTGTTAAGACCGTTAATACCAACATTAGCTAACGTCTTGTAAGATATAGGCTTAGCCATTAGACTGCGAACCAATCATTTTCATATGCAACATTGCCACTATCAGTGATAATAGCGTGTTTTATCGACTCTAAAGCCTCTTGTAAGAGCATACCAGATGTAGTTCCACCATCTTCACCACGCTCTGATACAGCTCTAGCCCAAGCACCTAATATAACAGGTTGAACAGGCACAAAGATAACTTCAGATGCAGTTTTTAGCTGACCTTGGTTTTTGATAATGTTAAAGTTAATGCTTTCTGTAGAAACAGGAACAGGATATAAATCAACATTCATATCTGGAACTCTAGTAGGAACAACACTAGAACTACCGTTCATCGCATAATTCATTGGCTCACCAGTTGCTACATCAGCAGCAGGGAAAGACTTAGCATTTAGCCATGTGTTATTTACTTGCGAAAGGTGTCTACCAGTATCTCTATTGATAACATCTAATACCTTAAAGCTAGTACCAGCTCCAGACACAAGATCACCTAGAATATATTGCATAACTCCAGATGTCGTTGTAATAACGTATGTTTCTCTTAAAGCCAACCAGTCATGGTTAGACTCTACAAATTGTTTTGAGTCGTTAATCAGTGAGCCAATAACCTTTTGATAATCAGTTACTGTTGTACTATCATTGATATTACCCGACCAATCGGTAGCAATGGTTTCCTCTCTCAACCTGATTAGCACTTCGTTAATTGCTTCTCTAAAGGTCATAGGATTCTCCGTTTAGTGACATTATAATACTATTTTTGCAGTTATATCAACTACTTATCAGTCTTTTTCTTAGCAGGTGCTTTCTTAGCAGGTGCTTTAACTGGGTTTGCTTCTGTCCAATCAATCATATCGATCTCCTTTGTTGTTAAATTTTTAAGACTTTAATCGCATAAGTACACGATCACCACGTTCGATCCACATCTTAGATGCACAATTAAGGCTTCTATCGTAGAACCATTTTGTTTGATATAAGTCGTAACAAGCTCTCACACTCTTACACATATATATTTCATGAGACTTCATACCATCGTTCTTGATAATATGTAACTTTATAGTTTCATCAAATGCGCTTGCCTGAAGTGTAACAGCAAGTAATGTAGAGCTTAATAGTAACTTAATTTTGTTCGTATTCATCATTTTTTATTCCTTTTCAATTGAGATTGCTTTGTACTTTTTCTTTGCATCATTGTAACCCCATCTTCTAATGAAAGGCACAGCAATGAGTGTTATAAGCATATACGCTATGAATCCATATAATGCGTTCATGAACAACGACTCTGCGATATAGGCAGTGGCTTGCTCAGTCGACTCTATCTGTTCAACAGTCGGCTTATCTGGTACTAACTCATCGTAAGCCATAGAGGTAGCTAAACTAGCTGCTCCTGCTACTGGTCCTGCTACCAAATAAGTAACCGCTGAAGTTACACCTGACTTTGCTATATTTCTAAACTCTAAAGAGCTACAGCCCGTTAAAGTTGTCAATAGAAAAATCAGGATGAGTCTACTCATTTTATACTTTTAGTCCACTTCTCAAGTCTTAAAATAATCTTATTACACATATATTTTGTTTTCGTTAGAATAAAAAGCCATACTCGTTTAGATTTATCATTCATCTGTCACTCCTCGTTATACATTTGATTTATGTCTTTGAAATGTGTAGATTGTTTAGAAACAATACTTGCCACTTCATTTTTCAAGTAATTAACATTGATATCTAACCTTTGTAAAGCACCCAAGGTCTTGCCGTGAGTCTCTCTCCAGTCAACTCTAAACTCAGTGTTTGAAGCAACCTGACTAGACATCGCTGCCTGACCAGCTGATATCTGTGAAGCCCACCAAACTGCAACCACTGTTTGACCAAACACAGCGAAAATCAAAGCTACTGCTGTAGTTTTAATCCACTCAGGCGTATCCATAGAGCTATTCAAGTGTTGAATATCTTTTGAAAGACTGGCGCTACACATATCCATGTCTGACCTTAGTTTTCTAAAGTCATTTTCAAGTCCAGAATCAGCCATTATACGTCAGATCCTTCAAGCAACACATCGTCTACTACAGGCAAGTCACACGTCAATTTTACAAGCATAGTTTTACCCGTCTCATTTCTTAAATTGATCTGATAATGATTATCATGAACTTCTCTAATAGCTAAAGTATCAATTCCTAGACTACCGACACACCAATCACCTTTCAGTTTACCTGTCAGTTTAATACCGNTAAGTATTGGAGTTAAGTGATCAGCTTGTGTTGAAAGTTTTACTCTAAGGTGCATAGATGTGATTACATTAAAGTCCATGCCACTCCAATTTATATCTCGTGAAGCTGCATTGTAAAAGTAGTAAGGACTCCACGATATTTTATCATCTGTGCTTATAGAGACTTCAATAGAGGTTTGTGAATGGTTGATAGCATCAAATTGAATATTATCAATAACACCCCACATTGATAAATCAATTGGTTCTACCGTCTCAGCAATTCCAGACCCTTGATCAGATGAATCAAATACAAAGCTAGAAATTCTATAAGATGCTAAAGGATCTGTAAAATCATAGCTCGCATAATTGTAATATGCATCCAGGCTTCCGTCAGCTAACTTCGCATCTCTATCTGCAGTATCAGTTCTAAACGGCAAAGGGAGATTCCAGATAGAGTTCGAGTCGGTCAAAAACATCGTATGACCATAATCTTTTAATAGGACACGACCGTAGAAAGAATATATACTATAGGTCTCATAATTTCTAGCGAACCATTGATGTCCTGAAGAATATATTGCTTTAACTCCAGTTAAACCCGTGTTGGTGAATGTAGGTAGTTTCCAGGCTGTACCATTACCAGAACTTTCTCCATTAGTCCATAGCTCGTCACTCCCTTGTACCTTGTACCATATCGCATATTTACTGTATCTATCGCAATCACCAGCATCATGTCCAATTGAGAACCAAGTTACATTGTTAGCAATCTCTCTCCATTCTGAACCCCACGCTGACTCTACCCCAGTCCTGTTTAAGGCGTAACCACCACCCCACAGCGTTCCGTATACATCTAGTCCAACCAGCATATCGTAGTGAGGCTTTATTTCAACAAACTTAATGTCTATATCTTTTGTATAGTTGTAGAATCCATACTCGTTGTATCCATATTCAGAAGTATTATCTGGCACAAATCTATATGCATAATAACCAGCGCCCCAAATATCTCCGTTTGCATCAAGAATCCAGGCAGTAGGATAGCCTTGAGTACCATAACAACCTGTCATAGATACAATTTTAGGAATATATTCAGCTTCACCACCAGCAGCTTTGAAATTCACGCTACTTGCGTAAGATGTGTAATTGTGAGAACCACTAGAGGTACTTACACTTTGGAATCTGTTACCCCAACCACACCATTTGAGTATGTCCTTCTCCCATACATCACTGTAGAATGACACTAGAAAAGAGGACTCAGCTGCAGCTATGTGAGTGAAAGTATTAACCTTGTATGATTGAGAAACTGCATCTAAGTATGCCATTTCTGCATCATAAATAGGAATGATATCAAGTAAATGACGGTCTACATCTTGGACAAACACCCGCCCAAATGGGGAATAAATATCATCTTTAGTATTAGCGTATCTTCCAGCTCCCCAGTATTGATCATCTGCTACAAAAGTAGTATCACTACTAGGCGTAAGTCCATCCGACTTATTAAGATATTGGTCTTTAACAATTCCATGTGGTCCTACAGTTGAGTCAGTAATCTCTGATATTACATTGCAACCACCTTCTCCAATACTACCCTCATAAGGAGAGTTGTATGAATTTTGCGTGTTACCAATCCCCCAAACCGATCCATCTTCTCTCTGAAACCATACTTGGTTCTTGGTTGCATACATCTTCACAACCTTATCTATAGGCACAAACTCTTCTAATCTATGTGTTACATAATCCAACGTCTCTTTGTTTGAAGATTGCGACCTACAGAGTCTTCCAGTCTTAGCTCTAGAGCTGGTATTGTAAGAGTAACTAAGAACTCTACCATCTGACATTAGATAGAAATCAACATAGTTTTCCGTCATATGAATTATTTCATTAATATATGCTCCCGTGGAAACACCATCTAAAAGCATTTGAGACCCTTTAAGCTGAATTTCTCCTGGCTTGTAAGTCCAGTTATCATTAGAAAGATCCATGTTATATTGCGAATTAATTAGTGCATCACCTGCTAAGTATTGCTTCATATGATACTGACCAGACTCTGAGTGAGCAGCTGGGATATCAATTTTATAATCAACATCTGGTAATAATGTCTTGGTTACATTATGTCTAATTGTGCCTGATACACCACTAGCTACGTTTGCAGCGGTTGCAATTTCTGTCACAACTGATTCAACATCTAACCATGAAGCGGTTGCACCGTCAGTTCCTAGAAACTTACCAACGTGAGTATATTGATCTGGTAAAGATGACACAGCATCCCATTTAGTTCTAGTTCCATCAGTCGTTAAGAATAACCCGTCATTTCCACTTTTTGGCGGAAGCTCTTCTGGTAAGTTAGCCCATCTCGATGTTGAACCATCATTCGTTAAGAATTGGTCTTTTGTTGTACCTAAAGGTGATGGAACTTTATTAGTTTCAATAAATGTAGACCCATCTATTAACGGAACTCTAGTTTTACTAGTGGAATCTCTAATAGAGTATTGATAGACACCATCAATCATATCTGGCTCACCATTCTGATCTAGTTTTATTTCTTTTGTATGCGAAACTAGAGTGAATTCTAAATCACCATCAGGCTCATCTAACCTTCTTACAGATAAAGTTGTTCCATCTCCACCTGATACTCCAGGATCTCCTTTAGTCGCATCGCCAAGGTCGCCTTGAGGACCTCTTGGTCCTGTTGGACCAGTTTCTCCAATAGATCCATCAATACCATCTCTAATACTGAATTCATACTTTCCAGGAATGGGAAGATTTAGAAGTTGAGCCTCATTTTGAGCTAGTACCGACCAAGCATCAGTTAAAATTGTAACTGTATTTCCACTTCTTGTAGCTGAAATAATCTTGTCTGATTGACCATCAATAGTTTTGAATGTCATATACCTAGGTGCTACTAATGTTTCACCGTTTACAGCATCAAATACACCTGTTGTTCTAATTAAAACATCGCCAGTATTAGGATCTCTATTAATATCAAGGATTCCATCGCCTGTACTACCTTGGATAGCACTACCAGAATCACCAGGCTCACCTTTCATACCTTGAGCGCCAGTAAATCCAGGAGGTCCAACTTCACCTCTAGGTCCTTTGACAGCAATTTTTTCTAAATAACTTAAAGCATTAAAATCAAACGGTTCGCCTTTATCACCCTTATCACCTTTAAATCCTCCAACTTCAATTGATTTTGCTTGACTAGCAATTACACCTTCAGAATCTCTTACTTCGGCAAGTTTAAAGGTTACAGTTCCAGTAGGATCAACAGTAATATCTTTAATTAATTGAGCATCAGTACCTGGTTTGCCTTGAAGACCTCCAGGTGGCACATCAAAGGATTGTTTAGTGCCATCAGTCATCGTAACAGTTACAAGTCCTGTAATCTCATCACGTTCCATTGTTTTAATTTGATTGCCATCTTTAACTTCAAACTGGTGTTGACTACCATCTGTATTTGTAATTTTTACTACACTTCCTGCCTTTACAATACTTTCAATCGCAGTACCATTTTCACCATCTCTGATGTCCATATAGTCTTCGCCACCGTCAGTGTATCTAATTCTGATTGTGTTATCTATACGCTTCGCACTAACAATACCTCTTCCGTCAGCAATTGGAATTTCGTATGTAGTCTCATATCCTGACTCTTCTGACGTTACAAACGTAATATGATGATCACCCTCAAGTCTGGCGATGTTTTTAATACGATCTCCATCAGTACCATTAGCAATAGTAAATTGCTTAACCTCACCATCTGACATTGAGATTGAAAGTAAATCGCCATCTCTGGAAATATTTTCAATAATTTTAGGAATTTCTAGAGTTAGTTTTTCTGAGAATGTTTCACCTGTATCTAATATTATTTCTAACGTACCATAAGCCAAGTTTGGTACAAATACATCATCTCCATCAGGGTCTTCTTCGTTAATACGCCACTCACCTAATCCACCATCAAATGTTATTGCTTTAACTCCAGATCCTTTAGGTCCTGGCACAGGAGGACCAGTACAAATCTCAGTCTTTTGAACTTCTGTTAAGTCAGCATATTCAAATGGCACTCCTCTAAACTGGTCAGCAACTGATTGAGGTACGGAGTTAACATTAGACAAGTTAACATCAACAAAATCACTAGATAACTTTCCATCTATTGTTGCAGCATCAACACCCATGTGATCAATCTCTTCTTTGCTTAGATCTTGAGTTGCTGATTGCTGAATTCCATCTAGTTTAGCCTTGTCTTCAGCAGACATATATCCAGATGATCCAGAGTTACTTGAAGTTATAGGTTGCGCATCTTGCCTGTTTATTGTATCAAGGTTCTCAATTTTTACATCACCTTCAGCATTTAACAACTTTGCTATATCTCTTGCCTTACCCATTGTAACTCCTATTTTCGTTTCTGAAACATTTAAAAAAAACCCCCTCGTTAAAAGGGGCAGATTTTAAGTGTTTAAATTATCTTGTTGTAATCAAACTACCTGTAACCTTGTACTCTTCAAATGTTGACACGTTAGCGTAAACATTAACCAAAGTATCGTATTCAATCGTTGCAGGCAAATCTCTTAAACCTTGTCTATAGACTAAAGCTTCAGTAGCAAGAGCTGTCGGAATATCAGAAAGACCAGCCCAGTCGGTATCAGCAATCATAAGATCTCTTTGCATTCTAAGACCTGATAATGTGACATCTTTTAGTTGTTCATCAATCATTATAAACCTCCAATTGTAACAACGTCTGCTGGAAGAGGGTATTTGCGACCTTCGCCCCAAACAACTCTTACAGCACCGCCACCGCCATAACCGCCACCATAACTAGTACCAGAGCCACCAGCGCCACCACCAGGGAATCCACCACTTCCTTGCATATTAGCAGTAACAGTATAACCCTTACCGTTTTGACCTTGCATACCATGACCACCACCAGAGCCACCTTCTCCACCTAACCCAGTGTAGTATCCTGCGTTACTAGCTACTGAAGTTTCTGGGTTATAAGCAGATGGATGATCAGAACCCCAATACATACAAGATCTCTCACCAGAGTCTCCTTCACCTAATAAGCCAGTACCGCCACCGCCACTCATGCCGTAAGTTGAGCTATAGTAACTGCCAGAACCACCGCCACCGCCAAGAGGGGTAACATTGTTCAACTGACCGCCTTCACCTGAGTAACCGCCAGCGCCACCGCCACCGTGTGAGTAACTACTAGAGTAACCGCCAGAGCCACCACCATCACCGACAAAACTGTTTCTAGTGGTTGTGTAATAGAAACCACCATCTGCTTGCACAGTTGATTCAGATTTAAACCATGATTGTTCACCGACCATCGAAGCATCTTGCGCTGAAGTTCCCGTCGAACCTGTGTTGACCTTGCCAACGTGTAAGTTAATAACCTCACCAGGTGTTACTGGAATGTCAGCCTTCCAAGCTAAAGCAGCACCGCCACCACATGGATAACTCCAGTCTTGATGTCCGTTACTGCCAGATCCAACAACTACAGCGGAAACTGTTGTAACTCCTGCTGGAACGGTAAATGTATGAGCGCCAGCTGTTAGCCATTCTTGTTGCAAAGGTTTTGCAATTACACGACCTGTAGAAAGTTCCATATACTCATTTCCGTCACCACCTGTAGTATCTTCTAATACAGACATATAAAGCTGACCTGAATCTGTAGAAAGAACCATTTTACCGACTCTTCTAGCCTCTGTAATCGCAGGATCTTGAGTTATAATTTCAATAGCACTTACATCGCCCCACTCAACTCCATCACCAGCTTCGTTTGTAAGCAAGCCTTCAAGAGGATTGCCAAAACCAACATCAGTACCATCGATACCAGCTCTAGCAACAAGGTCGAATTTAGTTGTATCAAATACATCACCTGCTAAAGTGTCATTTACTGTACATACAAATGTTTGTTTCTCAAAAGATAGTAAGTCATCTTTTTGATAAGTTGTACCAACAGTGTAATCACCCTGCCAGTTTAATCCATATAAAGCCGTAGCTTCTTTTAGGGATTTAGCCAAGAAAATCATATCTTTGGCGCTTGCCGTTGGAACAAGTGCCGAGATTGTGTCTATCAGCTGTGCCTTTGCGCTATTTATAGTAGCCATTGAGTACCTCCGTTATTAAAATTAATTAGCCCAGCCTAAATCTAAAAGTTCGTCTTCGATATAACTATCTTGAGCTACTTGTAGGGCTGTTGCTTCTATTGCTGCAAGTTTTAATCTTTCAGCTTCTGTAAATTCATATACTTCAACTACTCCTGTACGTCCGTTAACACTAGCAACGGCATCAGTAGGTGTTTGTAATAGAATAAAGTCATCAATAGTGCCTGTTACTCCAGGACCTTTGATATATGTTTGTTTTTCATCTGATCTTACTACGATATCGCCTTCTTCTATAGATAAAGCTAACTGCTCAGCTTCACTAGAAACAACTTTAGTAGTTGTTAAGGCTTCATTGGTAACAGATACTTCTCCGTCAGCACTAATAGAGATTCCTTTTCCTGCGAAAAGAGCGTTAAATCTATCATAAGCCCATTCAGCCACACCATCAGACTTCCACTTTAGGAATTGATCTTTAACACCGCCTTGTGGAATGTGAACGCTACCAAGACTTGTCGGGTGAGTGTAATTTTCTAAAAGACTTAACTTAGATTTTTCTGCAACTGTAAAGTCACTTGATGAAAGGCTTT